GAGCCTTCCGGCTCACATCATTAGTCGTTCTCTGGTCGAGAGCGCGGGCAACTAAATGCCCTGTCGTCGAGTACCCCGAAAGGAGGCATCGACTGGTGTTCGACACCAAGACATCGGTGTTACGGTTGCGCGCGACTGGTTTGACGGCCAGCCAGGCGCATGCCATTGTTCGTCGCGTCCAGTTGTGGATCGATAATAATGGTGAGGAATGGACGGTTGATCGTATTAAGGACTTGAAAAAGAACTTACTACGACTCTATGCTGGGTTGAGCCCGGTTGCGGATCATTCCTGGATCAGGTACCGCTCGCGGGGTCCTTCTGGGGACTTCGCGCCCTTGTTCCGCATGAGTAGGAAGCAATTCCGAAAAGCGTGGAATGCGGTAATGATTTACAGTGGGCTGTCTATAGACCACCCTGTTCTCAGGGTGACAGCCCGCCAGTGGGAGAAAATGAGAAGCGCAGTAATGCGCGCTCCAGTCCCCCAGGAGGCCCTGGTCCAGGGCCTCCGGCTGGTTCACCGATCCCCGCTCTCCCTTCAGGTTGATATACCTGAAAGTGAGGGGCAACCACTCATGTGGTATAAGCCCTCTCCTTCCCGGAGAGCGCCCGTAGGACGTCGTACTGTCCCAGACATCGAGGGAGTGCTTAACTCCTTGCAGTGTCTTTCCTCTCGTGCCACTTGGACTATCCAGAATATGGATATTCTTCAAGGCACACTCAGAGGGATTGATGCCCTCGAAAGGGATATCCTTGAGTGTAATCTTGAGGACGAACTTAAGAGTGGATCCAGTCCCTTAGAGGAGGACTATCGCCCTTTGATGGGGGTGATAGCGTTGATCCAAGAGCCTGGGTGTAAGCTCAGGTTTGCGGCTAACCCTTACAGGGTGTATCAGCAAGCGCTGAGACCACTCGGTGAGGCCTTGTATGATGCCTTGAAACGTGTACCGAACGATTTTACGTTCGACCAGCAAGCCGGTGTAGAAGCAATTCAACATTGGCTTCAAGACGGTTTACCATCTATCAGCATGGATCTGTCGAATGCTAGTGATAACATTCCGTTAGATCTACAGCTTGAATTATTAAGCCGTTTTGGTGTAAGTACACGTTGGATCCAGTTTTACCGCGACTGTTGCCGTGGTGACTGGTACCTCAACCTCACTTCAGGTGAACCCTGGAGTGCCCGTAGTTTATGGGACCAGAAGATGGTCTTGCATGGGGATAAGCTCCCGTGGCAGGACATGATCCGATGGACGGTTGGGGCTCCACTAGGTCTGTATCCAGTGTTTGCCAGTTTTACACTCTGGCACCACTCGATGGTACAGGTGTGCTTCCACGATCTTGGTATTCCCAAGGTTGACGGTAAGTGGCCTTATGCCATCATTGGAGATGACTTGTGGCTCGGGAACGCACAGGTTGCGAACCTGTACGTGGACCGTATGACAAACCTTGGTATCCCTGCATCAACCTCAAAAGGGTTGGTGTCGGAAGGTACCGCCGACTTCGCAGGCCGCGTGATCACCTCGAAAGAGGTGGTTCAGGGTATCAAATGGAAGGGCCGGTGCTCTGATGAATCCTTTGTGGATTATTGTAGGAACATCGGTCCCGGGGCCTTATTATTAATGAGGCCTCGCCAGCGGAGGGTGATCAGTTATATCGCTGATCTCCCCGAGCCCTATGGCTTGGGTTGGAACCCTCTGGGCATTCCACTCGAAGAACGTCTGACGCCACAGATCGAGAGATTGTGGTCACGCGACGAGCGTGTAAGAACCTTCGAGCGGGGTGCGACTTGGATTAATCGGATTCTCTACGCGACAGGATGGTTACACCTGGCGCCTTGGAAGGGAAACCTTCTAGACGTCGCTCCCCTAGCCTCCGACCAGGAGGCTCTGATGTTGACCCAACAAGTGTTTCCCGGCTGGGAAGTCGGTACTCCCTTGTGGGCTAACGTGGCTGAGATTTTCTCTGAGAACAGAGAGACTCTCTCGCCACAGGGACGTATTGCTTACCGTCTTATGCTTCAGCGGGTCTCTTCCCTTGAGAAGAGGGACGAAGTTCCAACGTTGGTTCAGTTGGAGCGGAAGATCCGTCGTGTGCTAGCGCGTAGTCGATAGCGCCAGCCCAATCGGTCATTTCCGGTTTGGGTAAACAACACCTCAGATAAGAAAGGCCCTTGAGTAAGGCAGAGGTGACCAGCATGCGTTGGGTTCTCACCCG